GAGCATATACGACAAGCGATACTACGTTTGCTGATATAAAAGTACCAGTGGAATTTATTATTTCTACTGAAGATGATGGGAGGGAAAGAAGAGAGGCAAAGGTTTATATTACACCTGATTTGATAGGAGATAATCAACCTAGTTTCGATGATGAAGTTACATTAACTTATGCTGGATCTACAAGAGTTGCACAGATAACTAATATAGATACAAGACAAGGTGGGCAGACTTATCTGTTTACATTATTAGTGAGGTTCTGATGGTTACATCAAGAAATATAAATAATATAATTCCAGATTTAGAAGATAATTTAGAGAGGGATTTAAATAAGTTAGTGACAGCAATAATAGCTGATTTATCTACGGAGGAAAATAGTCCAGTTGATACAGGTTTTTTTGCTTCAAGTTGGACTGCTGGAACTCAAAGACCAAGACCTGATGAAGCTAGAGAATCAGTTGCTCCTTGGAGTAATATTAAACCAACAAGAAGAGGTGCTAGATCACCTCAAGCAAAAGTAGAACCTAGATTTATTGACTCAATACCTAAATTTAAACCTTTCTCTAAAGTATTTATTGGTAATAGATCACAGTATGCTGCTAGAGCTTTAGCTTCTCCAAGAAGCAAAATACCCCAATATGTTCAAGGTGATTTGAGAAATTTAATAAATCAAATATTTACAGATAAACCAAAACTAGGTATTGCTGCATTTGGTACTGGTGTAAGAGGCAAATCTAAAAATGTTAGGTTCACAGGTGGTGGTATTGGTGCATTTAGTGATCCTAGTTCTGTATTCGTTGATTACGAAACCCCATGACTTTAGTAAACACAAGAGCAGCTTTTGAAAAAGCAGTAACAGATGCAGTCGCAGCAGCAGATAATACTGTTGAAATGATCTATGACAACATGGTTTATAAAACACCTGGTAAAACAAAGAAATATATAATTATGTCAGTAGATTTTGCACAGGCTACAACTCAAACTCAAGGTGCTTCCTCTGATTTTTATTCTGGTGTTATTCAATGTAATATCTATGTTCCAAGAGGTAAAGGGCCAGCTACTTTATCTTCATTAGGAGAAGCCGTTATAGATGGTCTTACTTCTGTTAATGCTTCCAATTACACTGATACGTTTAGTTGTGCTCCAAGAGTATTAGATGTTGTTGGCCCTGCTCCTATAGAATTAGATGACAGTTCACACTTTTTAGGTTTAATATCTTGCCAATTCACAGCAAATGCCTAGTATACTAATATCAGTTATATATTAAAATGACAAGAGCCGTAGACCTTCTCAAAAACAAGTTTGGAGTTTCACAACTTTATAAGCATGATGTAAAACAAGATGATGAAATTATCCTCACTGTTTATTGGCATCCTTTGACTATTGCAGAAAGAGAAGCAATACAGAAAAAATCAAACTCTGATGATGTTAATGATTATGCGTTGCAGATGATGATAGAAAAATCATTAGATAAAGATGGTGCAAGACTTTTTCAAGATGGAGATAAGGCTTCATTAAGAAGAGAAGTTGAAGCATCTGTCCTTGAGCAGATACAGTTGGCGATGATTAATGCTGGTGCTGACAAGGGGGTTGAAGAGGCTAAAGCCGATTTAAAAAGCTAATAACGATTGGAAGTTTTTATTTTCATTAGCAAAGATGTTACATAAAACTGTAGCTGAACTATGTGATACTTTGACTATGGAAGAAATGATAAGTTGGGCTGCTTTTGCTGAGTTGGAGAATGAAGAATATGAAAAACAACGAGAACAAGCACAACGAAGTAATGCTTTAAGAGGAAGAACAAGGTAAGATAGAAGAAATGTTTTAATTTTGATAGCAAGTGGCTAATTATAATGTTGATATTGCTGTTGCTTTAAAAGGTGCTCAAAAATTAACTGCTTTTAATAAAGATGTTAGAACTACACAATTACAGGTAGAGGGTTTAAATAAAAGTTTAAAAAATGCTGCTAAAGATCAAAATTTATTAGTTAGAAGTTTTGATAATTTAAATAAAACTTTAAGAGATGCAACTGCAAATTTTAATGCTGCTGCTTCAGGTACTTCATTACAGAAAAAAGCTGCGAGAGAATTAGTTGCAGCACAAAAAGATTTAAATAAAGAATTAAAAATACAAGAACAGATTTTACAAGGTGCTACTCTTACAGGTCAACGATCTTCGTTAAAGCCTGGTAGAAGTAGAACTTTACTTGGTCAAAGTGTAACTCCTGAAGGTGGTGTTTCAGGAAGATCAAGAAAAATACTTGCAGAAAATCAAGCTTTACAAGAAGCTTTGGGATCAATGAATTCTAGGGCTTTTGGCAGATTTAAATTTATGCCACCAATACAAGGAACAACAGAAAGTCAACTTGCATTAAAAACTAGAGTTCAATCTAATGTTGCAGAATCACAAAGAATTAGAAATATAGTTACTGCTGGATCTAATCGTGCAGGACTAGGTGGTGGGTTTTTGGCTTTTAGTAAGTCTGCCGATAAGATCGCTGCTGGTGTAAAAGCAAACGTAAAACAAACTACAAAAACAGCAACAATATTAAGTCAACAAGCAGCAAGGGCTGCTTTTACAGATATGGAATTTGGTGTTGCAGGAGGACAGATAGGGCCAGCGACTCCATTTACTCGTGCTGAAAGGTTTGGGTTTGGTAAGAGAGGACAAAGAGCAGGAGGTTTATTTTCTTTTCCAGGAGGCAGAAATGCAAGAGTAAAAGGTGGTATTGGTAGTGCTTTGATTGGTGGTGGTTTTCCTGCTTTGTTTGGTGCTGGTGGTATTAGTTCATTGTTAGGAGGTATAGCTGGTGGTGCTGGAGGTGCATTAGCTCCTGGAGGAGGTTTTGCTGCTTCTATCGCTGCTACTGCTCTGGCTGCCCAAATTGAAAAGACTATAGCTTTTAGAAAAGCACTTAATAAAGTAAATTCAGAATTAGAAAATATGGGAATATCTTCAACATTTTCTAGGAAACAAATTAAAGAATTAGCAAAAGAATTTGAGATAACTAACGAAGAAGCAATAAAATTAGCAGAACAATTCAAAACTTTTGGTGCTGAACAAGCCGATATGTTATTAACTGCTTTTGGTTCGAGAGAGACATTTGATACCTTATCAGGATTAAGAAATTCTGAGGACGTTTTAGGAAAAATACAAAGTCTTAGAGAGCAAATAAGTGAAACAACTAGACAAGATTTATTGCAAACTTTAGCAACTAAAGGATCATTAGAAGCACAGTTAAAATTAGAAAGAGTTATATTCGATCAGAGAAAAAAGGCTTTTGTTTCAGACGAAATAAAAAAAATAAAAATACTTGATGTACCAAAAGAATTTAGACAAGATTTAGATAATTTCAAAGAAATAAAAAAATTACAACTAGGTGCAGAGTTTGAAGCAACAAATGGTTCAGCTTTAAAACTTTTAGAAACTGAAATTAAAATTAATGAACAATTACAATTTATTAGTGAATTTCAAGCACCTACAGATCAGCTTCGAGAGATGTTAAATCCAATGCGTCAAATTCTTGATCTAAGTGTTTCTATTCGAGATGGATTTGAGGAATCATTTAAAGGAATAATAAAAGGAACAATGACAGTGCAAGAGGCATTTAGAAGTATGTTAAATCGTATTGCAGATCATTTCTTAGATTCTGCTGCAAGAATGGCTGCAACACAGATACAAAAAGGATTCTTAGGATTATTTAGTAATATGTTTAATTTTGGTAATTTAGTAAATAATGCAGGTAATGAAATGGCTAGTCAAGGAGCAAGAATGGCTGGCTCAAGAAATTTAGGCCGAAGAGCAGATGGTGGTCCAGTTAGACGAGGTGGTGCTTTTATTGTAGGAGAACGTGGGCCAGAGTTATTTACACCTGGAGTATCAGGAATGATTACACCAAATCATGCTCTTGGTGGATCGACTAGTGTTGTAGTAAATGTAGATGCCTCTGGTTCTTCTGTTGAAGGTGATGAAGAACAGGCAAATGCTTTTGGCTCTGCTATAGCTACTGCTATACAATCTGAATTAATTAAACAAAAACGTCCTGGAGGTTTACTTGCATAATGGCTACCTTTCCCTCGATCACCCCAACCTACGGAGTTCAGAAAAGATCAAAACCAAACACTAAAACAGTAAAACTTGGTGATGGTTATGAACATAGATTACTCTTTGGCTTAAATCAAAACCCTAAAATATTTAATCTAACTTTTGAAGTGTCAGAAACAGATGCAGATACGATTGAAACTTTTTTAGATGCCAGAGCAGTTGATAGTGCCAGCTTTACCTTTACACCACCTGGAGAATCTAGTTCTTCTCAATTTGTCTGCGAATCATGGAACAAATCAATACCATATTTAAATCGTGCAAGAGTACAAGTTACATTCAGAGAGGTATTTGAACCCTAATGCCAATACCAGTATCAGAATTACAGAAAATTAATCCAAGTTCTATTATTGAACTTTTTACTTTGACCTTAGATAATACATTACATGGATCTACAGATGTTCAAAGGTTTCATGCAGGCACAAATAAATTAGATAATACAGACATCATTTGGCAAGGTAATACATATCAAAAGTTTCCTTGTCAGGCAGAAGGGTTTGAATTTGATGGAGCGTCTAAATCTATTCCTCGTCCTATCTTTACAATCAGTAATATTCTAGGGACTATCACTGCTCTGTTCGCCACTGTTAATGCTGTTACTGCTAATAATGATCTTAATGGTGCAAAATTTACAAGGATTAGGACTTTGGCAAGGTATTTAGATGCTGAAAATTTTCCTAAAAACTCTGAGGGTAACCATATAAATCCATTCGGAACTCCTGATACAACACAGGAATTACCACAGGAAATATATTTCATAGATAGAAAAGTAGTTGAGAACAGAGAAGTAGTGCAATTTGAATTGGCATCTGAACTTGACTTAATTAATTTACAACTACCTAAAAGAGTGGTTACAAGAGATCTGTTTCCTGGTGTTGGTACGTTTATTAATCAATGACATGGCAGGAAGATGCTTTTCTTCATGCAGAACAGGAAGCACCTAGAGAATCATGTGGACTTCTTGTTAATTATTTGAATAAAGATAAATATATTCCTTGTAAAAATTTAGCTTTACATAATGATTTGCAGTTCTTATTAGATCCTTTGGATTGGGCTGAGACTGAAGATAGATATGGCCGAATCCATGCTGTTATACATTCTCATCCTATTGGTACGGAGTATCCTAGTGAGGCAGATGTTATAAGTTGTAAACGATCCAATAGAACTTGGTATATTATTGGACTAAAGACAAAAAGATGGTTTAAATTTAAGCCA